GGCGGCACTTGAGTTTTTAGATAGTAGATGGGCAAAACAAGTAGGTTACAGGGCCGTTGAGATAGCTGAAATGATTCGTACAGGTGAATATCAGAAGGAATACTAATGAAAGGTCAAGTACGAGGGTTAGCGTTAGAGCTACTAAGGCAGGATTGTGTAGACAGTTTAGATAAGGCTCAGGCTTTATATGATCTAGGTTCATCGAGTAAGACTTATACAGAAGCAGAGCGTAATGCTATTAGTTCTTGTAAGATTTATGACGAAGCATTACATAGGAGCACTAAGAATGATCATTAAGTTTTACACAGAGGGTTGTCAGCCTTGCAAAGCAGTCAGTACAGTTCTTAACCATGAAGAGGTTGACTACGAAGAGATTGACATTGGTAAAGACATTGATGCCGCAATCCACTACAAAGTACGTAGTGTACCTACAGTTATCAATACTGAAACTGGAGCCACCCTAGTTGGATTTAAAGGGATTAGAGAAACAACGGAGTGGATAAATGAGCATTGTAATTGATTATAAGCGTAACAAGTTACTGTCGGAACAGGCCTATACGCTCCTTAAGGACTACTACTGTCGTGAGGGCGAAGACCCACAGGATGCCTATGCACGTGCTGCTACGGCATTCAGTAAGCATGACTATGAACTAGCACAACGCATATATGACTACGCCAGCAAAGGCTGGTTTATGTTCAGTTCCCCTATATTAAGCAACGCCCCTAAGGAGGGGGAAAAGATAAATGGATTACCTATTAGCTGTTTCCTCAGTTACGTGCCTGATAGCCTTGATGGTCTTATCGGACACTCGACAGAACTACGATGGCTTAGTGTTAAAGGTGGTGGAGTGGGCGGCCATTGGAGCGACATTCGTAGCGTTAGTGATGTGGCTCCTTCACCAATACCTTTCTTAAAAACAGTAGACAGTGACATGACAGCCTACAGGCAAGGCAAGACTCGTAAGGGTTCTTATGCAGCCTACATGGACATTAGTCACCCAGACATCATTGAGTTTATTAACATTCGTGTGCCTACAGGAGGTGACCCGAATCGTAAGGCTTTTAACTTACACAATGCAGTGAACATTACTGACCGATTCATGGACGCTGTAGTGGCTGGTGACCCTTGGCCTTTAGTAGACCCTAATGACAAGACAGTACGTGACTTACTACCAGCACGTGAGCTATGGGAGCGTTTAATTGAGACACGCTTTAGGACGGGTGAGCCTTACTTAAACTTTATTGATGAAGCTAACCGACACTTGCCACCATCTATGAAAGAGAAGGGGCTTGAGATACATGGGTCTAACCTGTGTAACGAGATACACTTACCTACGTCAGATGAACGTACAGCAGTTTGTTGTTTGTCAAGTGTTAACTTAGAGTATTATCAAGAGTGGAAAGACACCACTATGGTAGCTGACTTGGTTACTATGCTTGACAATGTAATTAGTTTCTTTTGCTTCCATGCACCTAAGGAGCTACGTAAGGCTGTCTATAGTGCCACACAGGAGCGTTCACTAGGACTAGGGGCAATGGGGTTCCATAGTGCCTTACAACGCTTAGGCGTCCCGTGGGAGTCTCCTATGGCTACTACAGTCAATACTGATATGTTTACGCACATCAAAGCTCAAGCTCGATCTGCTTCTGTATATCTAGCTGAGGAACGTGGGGCTTGCCCTGACGTAGCAGGAATGCGTAACAGTCACTTACTGGCTATAGCACCTAATGCTAACAGTAGTATTATCGCTGGTTGCTCCGCTAGTATAGAGCCTCTTAAGTCTAATGCCTTTACGCACAGGACTAGAGTAGGTGCTCACCTAGTACAGAACAAGTATTTAGATAAGGTACTTAAGGCGCATAACAAAGACCCTGAGTGGGTAGCAGAACAATGGAAGTCTATTGTACTCAACGAGGGCAGCGTACAGCACCTAGAGTGGATGGATGAATGGGATAAGGAAATCTATAAGACTGCCTTTGAGCTTGACCAACGATGGGTTATTGACCATGCAGCAGGTAGACAGCCTTACATATGCCAAGGGCAGAGTGTTAACCTATTCTTCCCTGCTGGTACAGATAAGGCCTATGTGAATGAAGTACACCTAAGGGCTTTCAATAAGAAGCTTAAGGGTTTGTATTACCTAAGGACTAGCGCAGGTTCTAAGGCTGACACAGTAAGCTTTAAGCCTACACGTGTAGCCCTAACAGACTTTGCACAAGACGATGATGAATGTTTAAGTTGCCAAGGATAAGAAATGAGTTTACTAACAGTATCACCAGCGTATAAGCCCTTTAACTACTCAAGCTTTGTGGAGCAAGCCATTGAGCATGATAAGTTACACTGGGGTGAGTGGGAGTGTGACCTACAGGAAGATGTAACACAATGGAAGTCAGGTAAGATCAGCAATGAAGAGAAGAACTTTATCACTCAGATACTCAGGCTATTCACACAGTCTGATGTAATCGTAGGTGGTTCTTACGTAGATGTGTTTCTACCTCGCATTAAGAACAATGAAGCACGTATGATGATGTTATCGTTTGCACAGCGAGAGACTATCCATATGCGCTCCTACGCCCTGCTTAACGATACCCTAGGCTTCCCTGAGGCTGAGTACACAGCGTTCCTTGAGTATGACGCTATGGCTAAGAAGCTTGAGTTTATGCAGACTTTTGACCCAGACACTAAAGCAGGACTAGCTAAAGCACTAGCGCAGACTGTTTGTAATGAGGGCATGAGCTTATTCTCAGCCTTTGTAATGCTCTTGAACTTCCAACGCTTTGGTAAGCTTAAGGGTATGTGTGAGATTGTAGAGTGGAGTATACGGGACGAGACTATTCATGTCGCAGGTATGACAGAATTGTTTCGTACTTTCATTAATGAGAATCCAGAGGTTGTTGATGATAAGTTTAAACTATCTATCTATGAAATGTACAGGACTGCTGTCGAGCTTGAGGACAAGGTTATTGATCTGGCGTTTGAACTGGGAGGTGTGGAAGGTCTTACGGCAAGTGAAGTCAAAGAGTACATCAGATACATTGCCGACAGACGATTAGTTAACCTAGGTCTTAAGCCTAATTGGGACGTACAGGAGAATCCTCTTCCATGGCTTGATTGGGTACTTAATGGTGACAGCTTCAAGAACTTCTTTGAGGGCCGTGTGACGGACTATAGCGCAGACGGAATGTCTGGTGAATCGTGGGGGTGGTAACATGAGTGTACAGTTAAATGACCTTGTGGACATAGAGCAGATTACAGTGATTTGCTTAGGGCAGTTCCACAGTGATCTTAAGGAAGAAATGGAGTTTGGAGACAAGGATGATAAACCAGAAGTGTTACGTTTAATCGTAGCCATTGAGACTATCTTTAAGGAGATTATGCGACCTGAGGATTACTTTGCATGGAAGACTAACACAGGGTTTGACATTCATTAAATCTTAGGCATTAAAAAGCCCTACTTAAGGAGACTTAGGTAGGGCTTTTTTGTGCTTAGGTTTTAACGATTACGTTCCTCTGTAGGTTCCCCTGTATACACTTGGTTCATACCTGCCTGACCGCCTGAGTAAGCACCTCTGGCTTCCATTTCCATGAGTTTCATAATTAAGTCTTGTGACTGCCCATTAACAAATGCTTTACCATCTTTAAGGCTAACACCTTTACCCACTGACTTTAAAAAATCAGGCGATAACATAAACTCTATTAACTTTTGGTCACTAGCGTTTTGAAAAGATTTGGTACCTATCATTGAAGCTAAAATAGTTACTTTTTGAGCACCACTTATCATAGGCCTACGCCACAGAGCGGTAACATTAGGTATTGTTACACCTAACTTACTTTGACCAAACTGTCTTTCTTTAGCGAAAGAAGTGCCTAATTGTAACCTGTCTAAATCTAATACAGCTTTGGAGTCTCCTATGATAGCTAAAGCCTCAAGACCTTTAAAACCTTCCCTACCTAATATTTTAATATATGCAGGTCTGTACTGAGGGTCAGTCAAATGATCCATGATTGTAACTCCCTTAGAACGTGCATGAGACATTGCTTTTTGAACCATGCGTTGACTTATACCATCAATGACTGCGGCTTTATTAGTAGGACTCATAGCATCAATAGCTTCAAACCACTTATTACGTTGTTCAGCATTGTCTAATATTTCACTAACAACTTTATTAGTATTTGAATCTAACTTCTCAAACAATGTGTCAGTTTGAGCAACATTCACTGTTTTACGGGCTATTCCTACGTCTACTAATTGATCTTGTAAACTTTGTACATAACCACTTTTGTTAGAAAGTTCGCTCTCAAGACCATCAACCATCGACATTAATCGTTTATTATCAGGTTTAGCCATCCAGTTATCTAATGCTTTAGGATTGAACACGCCTCCTTTAAAGATAACATTGTTTAAACCTATAAATATGCTATGCCTTAATACTTCTGGCCCCTCTTTACCAGCTATAGCTAAAAACTGTTGAGCAACTTCTGGTTTCATTATCTTTCTTGTTGCATCTTGAGCAAATTTTGCCCGTGACATTGCCTGTACACCAGCCATATCAAAAGGTAAACCCATCTCTTCTAAGTACCTTAAATCGTGAGCTTTGTACAGTGCGGCAAAATCAGGGTCAGCCTCAGAAAGTTGTTTATCAAAACCTCTTTTCATGTCCGTTAAAGTTGCCCTTTGACTAGGACTTAAGTTCTTATCACGAAGCATTAAATTTAATTCTCTTTTAAAAGAATCTATACCTTCTATAGTCATCTCAGGAAATACTTCCCTAGTAATAGGTATAGGGTTTTTAACTTCATCAGGATTTGTAGGTGGCCTAAACTCTCCTGTTTCCTCTATTTTAGGTTTTAAAAGTTTATCCACTAATGTTGAAAACCTGTTACCCTTTCCAAACATCTCTTTAAGTTGTAAAGTCTGGTGTAGGTTATAAAGAGAGCCTACATTGTTAGAGGGCATAGAAACACCTTGTTCAGCACCTTCATTTAGTATTTTTTTATACCCTTTACTTAGATTCTGTTGAGCTATTCCTTGTTGTGCTGATTGAAGATTTTTAATCTTTTGACCACTTTCTATTGAATCCCCTGCTACGTTTAACTGTTCTGAAATTTCAGCAATAGAGTCTTCTATTTTATTTTGCTGTACTTCAAGAACTTGATCTTTAATTGTTTGCGCTTTAAGTATTTGCTTTCTTTCATCTTCAATTGCTTTAGTCATTGCCCTTGCAGAAGAACGAGGTTTACCTCCAAATTTCTGAGTATATTCCTTTAGTACCATGTTATACTCAGAAACAGCCTCGTCAATCTTTGTTTTAAAAGCAGGGTTTTTTAAGTATTGCCCTTGGAAGTCACGACTAAGACTAGGGTTAGCAACTAAAGGAGCTATGTGTGCTAGTTTCATATCAGGGTAGCCTAAACGTGCTGCCATCCTTTGAGCTTGAGATATAATCTGAGGCAGGTTCTCTTGAGCAGCTAATACGTCCTTGCTTATTGATTTTGTAAGCATCTCTGCTCCAGCTTCAATATTCTTATCACGATTCTTAACAGCATTAAATAAAGTAGTAGTTGCGCCACCTGCTTTTTTAACACCAAAAGCCATAGGAGTTTGAATAGTTCCTGTAGTAACGCCTGTAAGAACACCAGTAGTAAGACCAACAGCCATTTGTGCTGTAGGGCTTAAGTCAGCATCAGCAGCAGCGCCTACAGCTAACTCTGATGCTATACTAGATACATAAGTAGGCGCTACTTGACTTAAGGCGCTTAAAGCCATTTTAACTATACCCTTACCTGTGTAAGTAAATGGGTCACCCATTTGAGCTATTGTATTTGCCCTAGCTCTTTGGTCCATTGTTAGCTCAGGATTACTGAGAGGTAAATACTTTTCTTCACCTAAGACATGAGTAGCCATTTCTGATCGCATTTTTTCCGCACGCTCAGGGTATACCATGCTGTGACCAATAGGAGTCTTAGCTCCCGTTGAAAAAGGTTGAGCACCACCAGAAGCAATGATATCCATAATAGAATCAGGTATAAAAAAGTCAGCTAAATTAAGCCAAGCATTTTGTGTACCTGTATCATATTCATCAGGCGTGTTGCTTTGCTTTTCTTGTTCCAAATCGGCAGACGCTTGTGTACCTTTAGCCACTAATGAGTTTACATTAAAAGACTGCCCACTTCCACTTTTTTGGTCTGTATCTTTAGGAACTAACGAGTTTAAATTGAAAGACATAATTTTACCTTGTTTATTAAAGTTCTACAATATTGCCAGCTATGACCATGTATTCTTTGCCCTCGTATTCCCCTGTACCTAAAAACTGTTTTCCTTCTGGGTATTCAGTAGGGTCAAGAGGCCCGTCAATGTCCATTATATCAGAAGAATTAAAAAATACTAACATCTGCTGCTGTAAAACAGAAGGGTCTTCAAAGTTACCTACTCTACTTTTGTACTCTTGAGATACTATTCTTCCCATAGTTCTATTGTGCGCCCTAGCTCCTGCATCTGCTACGGCAACTAATTGATCTCTAGTTTCTTGGGTAAGTTGGCCTGTGACGCCTCCAGCAATAGAATCAAAAAGATTCTGCGGTATAGTACCTGCTTCTTTAAGTGCTAAAATTTCACTTGCTGCTCTAGTGTCGCCATTGTACAACTCTGAAACAGTTCTGTATAACAATGTTACAGCTTTAGGGCTACCTGCATCTGTAAACTTAACTAAGTCTGCAACCCTGTCAGATAAGGTATAAATTTTAGCTAGTTTTGCAGCATCAGGGCTTTTCTGTACATACTCATAAGAAGTTCTTGCAATTTGCAGAGGTGTCTCAGTAACTTCTGTTTTTGTACTCGGCTGAGATACCTCTCCAGTAATAGGTACGTGACCAGCACCAGTTAACTGTACTTGTGTACCATTTCGTGTGTCACCTATCCTTACAGTTTTACCATTAACAGTACCCCAATACTTTGCAACAATATCAGAGCCTTTTTCAGTGCTTTCTTTTACATCTAATTCTTTAACAGCCTCTGCATAAATTTTTTCAGTAGGACTAGTAGTCAACTGTGCATATAACTGAGGGTATTTTTCTTTACCTAGAGTTAAGGCTAACGATGTTGAATCTTTTTCTAACCTTGCTTTAGTTTCCTGTTGTGATACAGTTACTTTACCTTCCGCTACTTTTAAAGAATACGCATCAGTAGTCGCTTTTCTAGCGGCTGTTAAAATATCTTGAGTTACTCCTTTACTTTTAAGTTGTTCTTGTAAAGGATGATCTGCTGGTAGACTAGCACTAAGAGCAGTCGCAGTTGTAGTTCTTAACAGTTGTTCGCCAGCAGCTTCTGTTTGTTGTAATGTTTGTTCTACTCCACGATCATATATATCCACAGATACATTACTAGCTTGAGAAAGCAAAGCATCATTAGGATTGTTAACTAAACCTTGGTACAACGGGTGTTTGTCGCCTAACTGTTTAGCCAATTTCTGTCCCTTTTCATTTCTAACTACTTGGAGTGCTTCCTCTTCCTCATTAGCAATATTAGTGTCAAAATAACCACCTGCACTTGATCTTGCGCTAGTAAGCATAGCTTGAGTAACAAAATCACCTTGAAGTTCTTTTATTAAAGGGTGGTTTTTAGGTAACTGGCTTGCTAAGTATTTGCCTTTGTTATTTAGTTTTGTTTGTTTTAGCGCTAAGTCAGCCTCAGTGTCCTTTTCTTTTTGTTTCTTGTCAATCGCCTCTTGTTCGTCTTTCTTTTTAGCTTCTGCAAGAGCTAACATATCTAAAGCAGCCTTAGGATAGACTTTTTGCAACCCCTGTGCCATAGCATACATATCTGCTGATGTTCCTTGAGCAGCTTTAAAATAATTACCTCTAGCTTCTGCCTGTGCTTCCTGTTGAGCTTTTAGTTTTTCTTGTTGAGTGTCACCGCCCATAGAGTCACCTAAGGCACGACCTAAGGCAGAACCTAAGAAACTAACGGCTTTTGCTTTAGCAGGGTCACGTGCGCCTTGTGCGGCATTTTGCATTAGCTGCTGTTGTAAGTCAGTAGCACGTTTGTTTCTCTGTTGTAATAAATCATCAATAGAGGGTAGTTGTGTAAATAAACCTTGTTGTGCCATGTTATGAACCTCCAAATTTGCCTGATAACCAACCACTGCCGCCTGTAGTACCTAAGAATGCAGAACCTAAACTAGTAAGACCTGAGAGCCAAGGGTCTGGCTGATAGTTGTAGTTATTAGCTTGAGCTTGTCCTGTAATACGTGCTGTTTCATTTCCATATTTACCTAGCTCGTAGTTCTGATCTAAGCCTTGCTGTTGTTGCTGTTGTGCTATCAACTGTGCTCGTACTTGAGGCTCCATCATACTTCCTGTCAACATACTCTGACCAGTACCCATAAGGTTAGCGTAACGTTGTTGATCAGTCATTTGATTAGTGTTAAACTGATTCAAGTCAAGACCCGCACGTTGGACTTCTTGACCAAAGGCATCTGTAGTAGATTGTGCGGCTAACCCTGCTAAAGCTTGAGACTGTGCAGCGTTCATACCAAACATATCAGGATTCATCATGCCTGAGTCTTCACCAGCACCTAAGCCCTCACCAGATAACTGTAGGCCTATACGACCTAAGCCTTGCATCTGTTCTAAGTTCTTAGCACGTTGCTGTGCAAAGGCTGGCTCAAGTAATGAGGAACGCTCATTAAATAAGTCAAGACCTGCTTGTTGTGGGTCAAAGTTATAATTAAACTGGTCAGCAGCTTGTAGCGCATCCTGACCTGCTACGTTAAACATTCCTTGACCTTGCTGTGCCATGTCACTTAAGCCAGCGTAAGGGTCTGGGTTACCTGTGCCTGATCTAAAAGTAATAGGCTTGAATGTGCCTCCTGTTGGCTGGTAGTCTCTTGCTCCTCCTGCCATAGGGCCACCAGCAACACCTACTGTACTTTGTAACATACCACCGCCTCCTCCTTCGTTACCCATGCCAGCCTGACCTCCAAAAGCACCCTCAGGACTCATAAACTGCTTCTGTCCTTGTGTCATACTATTCCACTGTTGGTCACTAAAGTTACTTGGCTTCTGAGGGCCAGTGTAACTGTTAGGTGCTGCTTGATTTTGTTTTACAATGTTACGTGCATAATTAACTTGATCTTGTAATGAACCTATGTTAGCTTTCTGAGTAGGGTCTAAGCCATCAAAGATAGCTTGAGAAGCTGGACTCATACCATATCTAGTCTGATCTGCAAAAGACTGTATAAAGGGTGAGAAGGGAGTACCCGCCATTTGCAGCCAACCACCAGCAGTGTTAGGTAGCTGAGGCGTAAATTTTTGACCCATGATAGCTGCATCGGCCCTTGACATATCTGTTTGTTGACCGCCATAAGTGCTGCGATCATCTACAGGTACGTTATTAGAATACTTTTGCATTTCCTGAGCACGACTCATAGCTAGGTTAGCTTGAGCACGTTCCTGAGCTACTCGTTGTTGACGTTGTGCTTCTACTGCCGCTGCTTGTGCTGCTTGTTGTTGTGCTGCTTGTTGTTGTGCTGCTTGTTGT